AATAATTTTCATATTTATCAGATGGAAGCTGGTCTTAATCGTTTGGGTTTGACTACTCAGGTTTGTATAAAACCTGAGTATATTTTAACTGAGGGACCGGATATTGATAAAAATTGGGGTTATACTCTGGATAAGAGCAAAGTTTTAGCAGGTAAGTTAAATCTTAAGGTTTATACTTTTAAGGTTTATAACGTGCATGATAATTCTGTTATTGAGACATTTGAAGATTTCCCTTCTTATATGCGTTATGTTGGGAGATTATTTATCCTTCATAAGCAGAATGAAATTCTTAGGATGAATGAATTATCATGTTCCTATGGTGACATGGACCTTAATCCTTTGTTGAACTTATCTGCTGAGGATCTCTTAATGTCTGAAGCCCTTATCTCGTGTTCTAATCGTGATGAAGAGATTGAGTTGTTAATTGCTGCTGCTTTGCGTGATTATAAAGCTAAAGAGAGAGAAAGAGATGATGTATTTGATGCTACTTCTGATGAGTTTAAAAATGTCTTTCACCAGCCGCTGTCCGACCCTACCAATGTATTTTGGTATGTTAGTATAGTCGATGGTATTTGGTGGCAAAAGATTTATTCTCAAGATCCTGGTTGGGCTAATTTTGTTGGAGATCACTTAAATGAGATTTTTAATTGGATGGATGGTACTTTGGAATCGCGTCTTATGAAGACGCTTCTCTGGAAGACTTTTTCACCAACTGAAATTCCCACTGATTTAAAAGTAATTTGTTCTATGTTCAGATTATTTTATCTCCGTGCAAAGGAAGCTAGTCATTTATATTCTTTAGCTTTTAGTGATATTTTTAATATTATGAAGAAGTTACCAGTTAAACAGGGTCTTAATATGTCTTTGATGGTTATACGTGACCTTGCTTATATGGAGGTTAAATCTAATTTAACATTACTTGGGGATACATGGCATGGTTTAATGACCTTCTGTAGTTTTTGGACTAGAGAAATGATTTTATTATTACCTGCTATTGTGTCTTCAGCTTATGTTATTGATGATTTAGTTGCTCGTAGTGGAGTTAGACTTAAGCAAGTTCGTATGAGACCCCGTAAGAATCCTGATTTGAAGAAGGTGGAGCCAGTTAAGAATGATCCTGAGA